GCTCTAAATACTGCAGCAGGCTGGGCATATACCCTCGCAGGAAATCTCGAGCAAGCAGATGTCGCCTTTACAACGATGCTCTGAGGAGCTGACGCAGCAAAAAAAATGCTGAAGGATCTCTCAGATTTTGCAGCTAATACGCCATTTGAACTGACTGGAGTGAGACAAACTGCAAAGCAACTCCTTGCCTATGGTATCGAGGCAAATAAAATCATTCCTACTCTGAAATCGCTTGGAGATGTGGCGTCTGGGCTCTCAGTACCGATTGAACAAATCGCTTATGCCTACGGGCAAGTAAGGTCAGCCACAAAACTTACCTGAAACGATCTTAAGCAGTTTATCAATGCTGGAGTGCCAATCATCTGAGAATTGGCGAAAAATCTCTGAGTCTCAGAGAGCGCGATTAAAGATATGGTATCTGCAGGGAAAATCTGATTTGCGGATGTAGAGAAAGCCTTTCAAACGATGTCCTCAGAGTGAGGAAAGTTCGCAAACTTGATGGATGCTCAGAGTAACACCATGATGGGGGCTCGGTCCAATCTCCAGGATGCGGTTGATTCTCTCTGAGAGACTATAGGAAGCCTTTTCACTGAGACTTTGAGAGATGCATTCAAATGGATTGCAAATATGATTGATGGTATCAAGGAACGGGCGAAAGAGCATCCTGCTCTGACTAAGGCAATCGTGACCTTTGTAGCTGTAGCTGGAGGGGCGATTGGAGTATTGACGACACTATGAGGTCTCGCTAGCGTACTCTGAGTATCCTTTAGTGTCGCAACATGACCAATATTTGCTGTGGTAAGTGCAGTTGGACTTTTGACCGCTGGAGTGATCGGGCTCAATGTTGCCCTTAAGGAGCAGGATCAGGTAAGAAAGTATATGGGGCAATCCTATTGAGAACTTCAGGAGAAGGTCAAGAAAAATGAAGAAGCAATGCAGGCTCTCACTAAGGCCTATAATGACTGAAGATTGACTATGGATGAATACCAGTCAAAAATGAACGAGCTCAAGGGTACGAACAAGGAATTGAAAGATGCTCAAGATAAGACAACGATGAGTCTGGACGATATTACAAGAGCAATTAAGGACGTAGAGAATGCAGGATTAAATAATAAAGAAAAACTACAGAGACTTCAGGAGATAAAAGATAAAGCCTTTGGTGTTAGAAAAGAGATTGCAGCATTAAAAACAGAAATTGCGTCTTTAGATAAAAAAATCAAAAATGAACTCTGACTTAATGCAGCTATTCAGGGGTGAGCAGTTGCACCAACGACTACCATGCCACGAGAGGAATCTGCAGAAGCAAAAAGTATGAAAAGAATTGAGGGGCGAAAGAAAGAGAAGCAGATCCTTGAAGATAAAATAAATAATACTGAGGCTTGGAGTCAAAAAGAGGAGGAACTCGCAGGGAAAATTGAAGAAGCAAATCAAGCTATAGAAAAGCAAAATAAGGAGCTTGAAAAATGAGGAGGATGAGCTTCTAAAAAAAACGAGAAACTCAAAGAAACTATGGACAAACTCAAAAAATCCTATGATGAAGTCGAAAAAGCTGACAAAGCCTATGAAACTTCTGCGAAAAAAACGGCTGAGGATACGAGAAAATACTACGAGAAGCTCTGAGATGAGATGCTCGGGCTTAAGAAAAAGTACCAGGATCTCATCAAAGAATTTGAGAAGAATCAACAGTCAGACAAGGAAAGTTTTTTGAGGAGCCAAACTGAAAAAGCAAAGGATCTAAAAGACAATATCAGCAAGGGGAAAGCTGAACTCATTGACCTTAAAAAGGAGGCCAGAGAGAAGAAGGATCAAAAACTCTCATGGGGGGAGATTGACGAGATTTTTGGAGAGAAAGACCTCGCAAGTGCTAAGAAGCAACTTGCTGAAATCAAAAAACAGCTTGAAACTTCCGATCTTCCTTATGAGAGGGAAAAACTCAAAGCTAAACAGGAATATCTTACGAAAGTCACTGAGCAGCTGCAGCTTGAAGAGAGTCTCCAAACTGTAGAGAAGTCCACTGCTGGACTACGAAAAAAACAGAAAGAGGAAGTCGAGGAAGCGAAAAAGAAACTTGAGGAGTATAAAGCTTCTATGGTTGATATGAGGAAAAAAATTAACGAGTGAGGAGGTAAAGATCAAGGATTTGATTTCCTTTTTGACCTCAAAGATAAAAAAGAGGCAAATGAGTTGCTCAAATATGCCCAAAATCAGCTATCGGGGCAAATGAGTACTACAGATGAAGCGAGACTGAGACTCAAAATCGAAATTATTGAGAAAGTTAAAGAACAGCTAGAACTTGAGGAGCAGCTCAAGAAAGCAACAGAAGCAAGCAATAAAATTGATCAGAAGATTGAGGATGAAAAAAAGAGGTCTGAGATGACAGCTGAGGAGAGAGCAATCTATGATTTTGAGCAGCAGCAAAAGAAGAAGGAGGAGGAATTCAATGAGAAGAAAAATCAGATGGAAAGAGAGATGAAGATTTATGATTTTTTTCAAAATGCGAAGTTCAAATCTTCAGCTGAAGTTTGAACTCTTATTTCAGAAGAAAACCTCAAGAACTACTCAATCGAGGAAAGGGAACTTATTCTGAAACTTGCGAGAGAGAGGATCCAGCTCGAGCAACAAAGAGAAGAAAAACTGGCTCTGGAGCAGGATTTACACAAGAAAGTAATGCAGCTCAGTAATGATACTACCAGTCTACAGCTTACCAATCTCTGAAAACTAAAGACTGAATACAGAACTCTAATCTCACAGATCGAAACAGCAATCAGCAAACAAAGACAACTTAATGCTCTGAGGAGTTCAGGAGGATTTAGTGCTGGAGGGTTTACTGGACTTGGGGCAAATGATGAGGTTGCAGGAGTCGTTCACAAGAATGAGCGAGTAGCTCCAGCATGGATGACGAGTCAGTTTTCTGGAGTATTTAAGAGTCTTGAGAATATTAGAACAAGAGGATTCCAAGAATGAGGGTTTACTACAGACAATTCAAGACACATTGAGCAGAACAATACGATCAATGTACAGAATGTCTTTGATATGGAGGAGTTTTTGGAAAGGCAAAGATGGAAACTGAGATAATTTTTATTTGATAATCATAAATATCATGATCTGACAATCATTCAAATATGACGGCCAAGAAGTTAGTCGTATCACTCCAGACTGGGAGATCCTCGCCGATGTTGAGCGAAGGAAAATCACAACTTCAGACGAGACAAAAAAAATCGACTGAAGACACGGTGTCAGGCTTTCTCCTACTTTTCAGAGGGGGAGAAAGATTACGATCAGTTGAATGATCGTAGCAGATTCAAGGGCGAAGAGTGCTGAGGCTATGGAGTATCTTGATCAGCTCTTTGCTCTCCAGGAACAAGGGGGGAAAACAGAATTTAAGCCTTTTATTGTAGTAGATGATAAGTGAGTAGAGCGAGAGATTGCAGCAAAAATCAAGACTCCTCTTGAGTATTCTATCTGAGAATTTGACCATATCGATGGAGATGGGAGAACTTTCAGAGTCGTCCTTGAGGCTGAAGATGCTAGGCTTTTTACGACAAGAATGACTGAAGTTCGCTGAGCTGAGACAAAGTATGGAGGCTTTAAGCTTTGAGTTAAGCTTGGGCATAAGATGAATGCGGTAAGCAGTGCTATCCGTTGCGAAGCAGTTGGGAACATGGAGACTCCAGCAAAAATTGAAATCACTGCACTTGGGCCAATCAATGCTCCTCTCATCATCAGGAAGGGGGGAAGCTTTTTTGCTCTAAATATTGATGCTGCAGTAGGAGATAAAATCCTGATTGATAGTAAGCAAAGAACTGCAACCAAGAACGGCCAGAATATCCTTGCTCAAAGGATACCTGGTTCAAGTTGGCCAACTATTAAGTGAACAACTGTATTTACAATCGTGGACAAGGATTGAGGACTCTATAGCTCGGACTTTGATGTTAAGATTTATTTTGCTAATGTATTGCTCTAATGTATGTAGCACTCTTATATAATGCAGAGGGGAACTGTATTGCGCAAATTGAAGATATTCTCTCGCTCCAATGCGATCTGAAGCTGAATGGGGTTAGTCAAGCCAAGCTTCATCTTGATATTTCAAGTCCCTATATCAGCAAGGAACTTCTGAAAATGTGGAGGCATATCAGGATCGTTGAGCGAATAGAGGGGGAAGAATACGAGCTTCTTGAAGGGGTGATTCGCGGGATTGAGTCAGATTTCTGATCTCTTACTATCATTGCTGAGAGCTGGCGGACCATCCTCGAAAAAAGGCTTGTTGTCTCTTCTCAGGAGTGGAATAAAGTTTCACTCAAAACAATAGTAGAGACGGTCTTTTGAGCTGCAAGACAAAAGACCGACTTTCCCTTTCAGATTGTCTGCACTGAGGAGGAACAAATTACGCTCTCAGTTGGAGCTAGAACGACACTTGCAAGCTTCCTTTCCTCGCTGAGTCGTGAGGGGGTAGATTGTCGATTTAAGGGACAAAGCCTTTTTATCTGAAAAAAGCTCTGAAGGAAAAGAGATGAAGGGAATCTGTATAAAGAGTTCCGCTATGATATAGAGGATCCTGAGGGGAATACTATCGACAAAGCAAAACTCATTATCAATGCAAAGGAGATCACCAACAACATCCTCACCGACCAAGAGGAGGTCAAAGATGAGGAAAGTATTCAGAAATTTTGACTACTCCAGGAAAGCAGATCAAACGAAGATATCACTACTTACCTCAAAGAACACAAAAATCAGATTTCTGAGTTTAGTATTTCGGTATCCGATACCTTCTTCTATGATATTGAGCTCGGAGATCAGGTAAGAATTTTTATTAACGGCTGAAATGAGCTCCTCGCATTTGATGGAACAATGAAAATTACAGGGAAAAAACTCCAAAGCTGAGATTTACCAAAAATAGAATATACTCTCTCAACACAGAGAGTGCCTGAGTGATGATTTATGGACCAGCTGGCAAAAATGAGTGAAAAGATAAAAAAGTTGTAAATGTCGTTGAGATTGACCACCTGATTCATCATAAAAAAGCTACAATTTTATTTTAATCAATCATTATGCTAGAAAAAATCAAGAAAATGGCTGAGTTGCAGACACAACTTATTGAAAAACTCCAAGCAGACCAGAAAGACGAAGTCTTGAAGCTTGCAGAAGAAGCGGCGAAGGTCTATAAGGAACTTGAAGCTGAGGCAACAGCAGCTGAACAAGAACAAGCGGAAGTTCAGAAAACCGCAGAAAGACTTTCAGCAGTCGAAAAGACTGTTGATGAGATCAAAGAGAGTATCGCTAAGTATGCGGAGCTCTTTGTGAGTGTTGAGGATGCAAAAAAGCTTACGGAACAGCTCGAAACACTTCTCAATGGGAATCAGGCTGTAGAAAAGAGAGTAAAAAAGCTTGAGGAGATTACTCCAAACTCTAATCAGCATGATGTCCACAAGGAGAGTGATCCTGAATGGCATTTTGAATCTTAGTTTTATTTTGTATTTATGCTATCAATGAACATTGAACAGAAAATCATGAAGGCCTTTGGTATGGATACCGCTAATTCCAACAAAGTATACCTCAGAGAAAAAACAGCGGACAAATTTATTGATTACATCCAAGATGAATCAAAACTTCTTAAGGATGTAAGAAAAGTAAAGATGACAGCTCCAATTCAAGAGATCGCAAAGATTGATATTGGAGATGATCCATTGTATCCAGCAGGAAGATCTGGAACACAATATGCTGGTAAGGAAGTGACTGCAAATGCAGAGACCATTACTCTTACCGCAAGAAAGATGAGAGCAAAAGTAGTAGTTCTTGATGATGAACTTGAAGATAATATCGAGGGGGGAGCATTCAGAGAACATTTGATGAGAATGCTTGCAAAGAAAGCAGGAAATCAGCTTGAAAAGACTGCTCTTTATGGTAGATTTGTAGGTGAGGCAACAAAAAATTCTAATGTCGTATCAACTCTTAATCAGGTAGATGGATTCCTTGCAAGAGCAGGAGTGATCGTAGATGCATCAGATACTAATCTCTTTGATAAGAGATCTATCGACCTCGGAAAACTCAAGAAGCTTAGAAAGTCATTCAAGAACAAGTATAGAGCAGGTCTCAAAACTTACTTGACTGATGGACTCAGACTTGACTATATCGAGAAGTATTCAGCTCTTGCTGGATTTAATACTGTAGATGCTACAGGATATGCAGGATCTAAGTTTATTGATGTGCCTCTTATGAGAGAGGATGCTCCAGTTGTAAAAGCTGGAGGAGTAAGCACTAAACTCGCTGCTCAGAATACTCAAGGGCAAAAAACTTTTACAGTAGCAAGTGCAACTGGAATCACTGCTGGTATGGAGCTTGTAATTGCATACGGAACTAATCTTGAACATGTAGTGCAGGTTGCCTCAATCTCTGGAACAACTGTAACTACTGTAGATGCAATTCCTTATAAATTTGCAGGAACTGAAACAGTACATGAGTGTCTTACTGATGGAGCTGAAGTGATTATGACTGATCCAATGAACCTCATTTGGTGAGTAAGGAGAGAGTTTACTCTCGCTATGGAAAGAAATGAGGAGCTCGAAGCTTCTATCTTCTATCTTTCACTCAGAACAGACTTCCAAGTAGAGAATCCTGAAGCTCTTGGAGTGCTTAAGAATGTAAAATCACTCTAATCCATAATCAAAAGTAAAGAAATCAGACTTCGGTCTGATTTTTTTATTAAAATGTCGTTGAGATTGACCACTTGTTTGAGCATAAAAAAATTGTTTTATCTGAAAAATTAGAGAATGGAGTTTAAGCCAGTCAGAAAGGTAGATAGTTTTAATGTGGTGCTCTTTATTGCTCTCGTACCAGACGAGACGGATCTGAATGGAGATAGTATCTCAGAAGCAGAAATTACAAAGACGGCCTATGAGTTTATGCAGAATCTCCAGGAAAAAAAGGTAAATGTAAATCATAAAGATGGTACTGATATCCCTGAGGCGATCTTTGTAGAAAGCTATGTGGTGCTCTCAGATACAGAATATGATGGAAA